TAAGACATCACGTAACTTATTTCTTCTGAATAAGTTTTTGACTTTTAAGTAATCTTGTGATGAAATTGCATCAGACAAGAATGACTGATATTCTACATCTGGTAGTTCTCTGAAGTATCCCATTTTAGTATCCTACTCCTCTTGATTTAAATGCTAGATTTGGGTCTGCTAGTGGTCCAGCACCTCCTTTTACCTCGTAATCAATATCATAAATCGGTTCAATTTCTTTGAATTGTAAGTTCATAATGATTGATACTGGTGTTCCATCACCATATGTCGCATAAGTTCCTGCACCAGTATAATTGACCGACACATTTTCCAGAAAACACTGTTTAAATTGGTGTAAAAAACTATGTGGTTGATTTCCTTGCTTATAAGTTAACTCAAAAACATTTGGAGTTTTGAGAAATAGACTTCCACTTCCTTCTGTAGTTACTTGAGGTGCCATATTTGACTTAAAAGTCCTTATAATAGACTTAACGGCATCAGATTCTGTTTGACTTCTTGGTGTCATTTGAAAGGAAAATGCAAATGACCTAAGACTTGGACCATTAAAAAGAAGTTCCATATTTGGATTAAAAACTATTCCTTCTCCTCTTGCAAGCAATTGATCTACAGAAACATTACCTCCAAATACACTTAGTGCTTGTGATGCAAGAGATTTGGTAATTAAATCTATAATTCTTGGTGCTCCTCCTGCAGCACGGAAGGTATCTGCAACTGCTTCACCACCGGTGGTGACTAGGGAGTTTATTGCATCTCCTGGATTCATCGTAGCAATATTTGCTCCTGCTTCCATAACACTTTTAATACCTCCTATAGCAGTTCCAGCAATCGCATTTATATTAGAATCTTGATAAGATACTGAGTTTCGGTCTTGTATGGATGATGGTACTGGTAAAAATATAGTTGCCAGGGACTCTTCTTTATTTGTTGAATTTCTTCTGGAACCAGGTGCTCCTACAATTTTATTTTTTCCAGCAGTATCAGAAACAGTTTTATAACTAACTACTTTTATTTGTAAATAATCTGTAGTATCATGAATTTCTGCTACTGGATATCTTAATATTTGTTTAGTTCCCTTTTGAGTTATACTTCTTGTTGACTTAAATTTATTAAGATAAGTATACGACTCTCCTTGTATAAATGGTCCTTGAAACTCACCAGTATTTCCACCATTTGCATTTGGTCCAGTACCCGGTATAAGTGCTGCCATATATATTTCTCTCTTTTTTTACAACTATTTAGAACGAACTTTAGCAAAACCGAGTTCTATCACATCAGACATCTCTTCTGGATAGATTTCGTAGAGTCCACCAATGATTTGATTGTAATCATATTGCCTATTATCTCCCCAATGAAAATTAATTCCACGAAACCCCCAAGAGAATACTTCGGTAACACCTACAAGAGGGTGTTGGTCATACTGCATTCCTGGTGTCTTGGCATTATAAAAGAAGGTATAATATTTTCCACTAGAAGGAACCTTACCACCTTCGGATAAAACACTGATTAATTCAGTCATAATATCATCAGCAGTTTCGATACCAATTAAATTATCAACAACACCACGCACACGATTATCATTATCATCTGTTGGATTTCTTCTTTGTTGGAGTGTCTTTCTTGGCATTACTTAATTCCTAAATCATGTTCCGTGAGCACCTGAAACTCATAACCATGATCTAAACACCATTCTTTGGCGGCTCTCCACTTTGCCTGATTTTTAGCATACTGAACGACTTCAAATATATAACCTTTCGATGTTATTTTTTTAACTTTAGGTTCGATACACTGTTTAAATGGTTTGATTTCAATAATTTTCTTTTTGATTGTTCCGTTAGATTCTTTGACCTTAATATAAAAGTCTGGAAAGTATCTGTGGTATCTATTATCTACTGGTGATCTGTAGGGAATAACAACCTCCTCACTAGAATATTCTATAATATTTTTATTCATATCACAATAGTAGAGAAATTTTCTTTCCCAACTACTTCTATAAATGATATTGCAAACATCTCCTTTATACTTCTCTGGATTTGATGGTTTATATTTACCTTGTAGATATTCTTTTTTAGGCATTTTTCCATCCCTTATGCGTCTTATTTCTTCCAGCAACGAGTTGTTGTAAGCACCCAATACTCAAATTATTATCTCTGGCAAATTTGGTAAGATTTTTTATTTTTACTATTTCACCATTAGAATTTATTAATGTGTATTCTTTACTGTTTCTTTCCGATATTTTCTCTTTTTGTTTTTTGGAAAGTTTTTTTCCTTTCATAGGATTTTCATTATTTTTAAACCATTCTTTTCTTTTGTTGCTTTGTTTTAATTTTGTTTCTTCTGAATGTTTTTTCTTCCACATAGGATTTAATTCACCAAATCGGGCACTTTGATACATTCCATTTTTTTCTCCAAAATTTGCCCTTGTCATTTTGAATTTTTCATCTTTACATAGTTCTAATGTTTTTTCTCTTAATATTTTTTTAGTTTCTTCTGTGTGCTTTTTTCCATAAAAACCATTATTTGCTCCATCACAACCACTATTAGATTCAATTTCATATGATTCTGAAATTATCTCAATATTAGAATCTATTCCAAGTATCGTATTAAGATTTTTTGTATTCCAAGTATATTCTTTTCTCATACCGAAGAACTTGCTATTCTATATTATTTATAAAATCCCTTATATGACATCTAAATAACTAATAATCAAGTAGTCGTATAGGTATTTAGAGTGCCAAGTCCGTCATCTAAAATAATTTCAATGAGAGATGCCAAAGACATCTTTGGTAAAATATCTCAAACTAACCATTATGTTGTAAGTTTTTCTGCATTAAACAATGCTGTAGTAAATCATATAAGTAGAAAATTTGGAGTTAGTGATGCAAGAGATTTTGTATCACGCAAATCAGGACTTTTATGTTCTGAAGCAGTTCTTCCTGCGAGTGGATATGCAACTGCACAGGTGAAAGGTGATTTCATGGGAATTCCACAAGAGTTTGCACATACGAGATTATATACTGATATAAATTTCACATTTTATGTTGATAATGATTATAAAAACTTGAGAATATTTGAAGGATGGATGGATTATATTTCAAGTGGTAGTGGGGAAGATGAAAATAAACCTGGTTACTATAGAAGATTTCAATATCCCGATACATATAAAGTTGACACGATGTATATTTCTAAATTTGAGAAAGACTATAAGAATGAAATAGTATATCAGTTTAAGAATGCATTTCCAAAGTCTATGACATCAATTCCTGTAGCATATGGAACTGCAGATTTACTTAAAATTAGTGTGACATTTAATTATGATCGTTACATTATAAATCCAGGATCTTATAGTGGATCTAAATCAAATAAAAAACCAACTTCAAAACCAAATCCAGTTGCAAAACCGACACCTTCATCTACTCCTACTGGTCCTATTCCTCTTGAAGTAGTACCATTTCCTCCACAAATCAGTGGCAATCTTTTGTCTTCTAATGAGATTGCTTAATCCATAATAAATAATCACAACTGAAATTATAATGGGTCATTATGCCTTTACCTAAAATTAATACTCCGACTTATGAGATGGAGTTGCCTTCAAGTGGAAAGAAAGTTAAGTATCGTCCTTTTCTAGTTAAAGAAGAAAAAATTCTTTTGATTGCATTAGAAACTGAAGATATGAAACAGATCTCTGATGGTCTTATTCAAATCTTGAATAATTGTATCATAACAAGAGGTATTAAAGTCCAGTCTCTTGCAACTTTTGATATTGAATATTTGTTCTTAAATGTTCGTGCAAGGTCTGTAGGAGAAACCGTAGAAATTCAACTTTCTTGTCCTGATGATGGTGAGACAACTGTTGATGTGGAAATTGATATTGATTTAATTAAAGTTCAGAAAAGTAAAGAACACAAGAATATTATTAAATTAGATGATGCTTATTCAATGAAATTGAGGTATCCTTCTTTTGAACAATTTATTGGTAATAATTTTGAAATAAATGATAATGTAAGTGATGTTACAAAGTCATTAGATATGATTACTTCTTGTATCGAAATGGTTTATGATAAAGAAGAAAGTTGGAGTGCATCAGAATGTAGCAAAAAAGAATTGACAGAATTTGTTGATCAATTAAACAGTAAGCAATTCAAAGAAATTGAAAAGTTTTTTGAAACAATGCCAAAACTTTCACATACAGTAAAAGTAAAAAATCCAAATACTAATGTAGAGAGTGATGTTGTTCTTGAAGGGTTAGCAAGTTTTTTCAGTTAGGTATGGCTCATACAAGTCTTGAGTCATACTACAAGATAAATTTTGCTTTGATGCAACATCATAAATACTCACTAACAGAGTTAGAAAATATGATTCCGTGGGAAAAAGAAATATATCTTGCTCTATTACAACAACATATTGAAGATGAAAACCTAAAAGCACAACAGCAGAATGGAATCTAATATAAAAATTAAAGATACTCCAAAGTTAAAGATTTCATCAGCAGTATTTGGTGACAAGGATATTGCTGGTGATTCCACGGGATCTATTAGAAATATTCATAAGACATTAAGTAAGTTATCAGGACATGTTAGAAAATCTTTAATCCGCATTAAGGGGTTAGAAGAAAAATTTTCGAAAGTAGAAAGTAAAACAGAAGTTAATTCTGAAAAGATTACAAGAATTAAAAAAATATTACAAACTCAAAAAGGTAATGTAGGAAAAAAACTACCGGGAGGTAGTAATGTAAATCAGTCTCTTGTAGAAACGAATAAAATTCTTGTAGAAATTCAAAAGCAAATTGCGACTGCTTTTGGAATGAGAAATGAAGAAGAAAAAGAAAAAAATAAAACTCTTAAGAAAGAAAAGTCTAAAGAAAAATTAAGGTTAAAAGAAGGTGCAATAGAAAGTGTTAGGAAGATTGGTGGAGCAATTAAAAAAACAGCACAATTCGTTGCTGCTCCATTTAAAGGTTTCTTTGATAAAATATTAGAATTTATAACACTGCTTGGATTAGGTATTGGAGCAAATGCAGTATTTAAGTGGTTTGAGGATGAAGAAAATAGAAAAAAAATGAGTAAATTCTTTAATATTATTGTTAGTAATTGGAAGTTAATAAGAAATATACTTGGTGTTATTGGTGGTGCAGTATTAGGGGCAAAGTTGATCGGCGCTTTGGCAATTATTGGAAAAGTTTTAGCAATTATAGCATCTCCACCTTTCTTGGCAGTTTTAGCTACTGCTGCAATTGCATATGCTTCATATAAAGTACTCAGGGAAGGAGTAACTGGTGGAGTGGGTTTTACTGAAGCACATGACGTTTTAGATAGGGAACTTGAAATTTCAGGAATTACTAATAAGGGAAAATCTAAACTTGGTAAAGATCTCCCTTTAACACCAGAACAAGATCGAATTTATACAAGTGTTTCAGCTAAAAGAAAATCATTATATGCTATGAAAGAGGAACAAGAGGAGGAATTAAAAACTGTTCCCATATCTTTAAGGGGAAGGTCTGAGGGACAGGGGACTTATAGTAATGATATAGCATATGAAGCAGCAAAAGCTAAAATATATAGAAAATATCAAAATACAGCTAGAGATTTGGTGGGAATTCCTGCAAGAAAAATGGGTGGTCCTGTATCAGCAAAAACTCCATATCTCGTGGGAGAAGAAGGGCCAGAAATCTTTGCTCCAAATGTTGATGGATCCATCATTAATAATATGAGAACCGAAAAAATCTACCAGATGATTTCTTCTAAAGATGCTGGTAAGATTAACTTTATAACAATGGAACTTCCTCCAAAAGTTATGAAGAAAGAACAACCAGTTTCAGATCAACAAACAGTACCTCCTGTTCCTTCTATATCTCCTGTGAATGGGAGTAATCCATACATGAATACAACTCCAGAAATTTATGGAATATATGTGTAAGATATGGAAACAATACAAGTCAAGGAAGTACAAAAATTAAAACTAAATGTAACTAATATCAATAGTTTT